TACTCTATGTTACCAATTGAGAATTCGATCTCAGTGAGGAGACCCTTCTCGTTGATACTGTTCATCAACTGTCCCTTGTTGATATTGCGGAACGGTTTGTTGAACAGCACAAAGCACAGAGCATCAAGAATGGTAGACTTACCTGCACCATTCTCGCCTGTAATGATAGTAGAAGGAGAGCGATCCAGTTGAATTTCTGTAAACACATTCCCTGTCGAAAGGAAGTTCTTCCAACGTAGTTTCTTGAATTTAATCAATCCAACCCTCTCCATTCATTAGATGTCGTAGTCGATGGGTGGTTATCGTCCACAACAGTTTGAGGAGCGTATCTTCCGAATACACCCCTGCCTCACATTGATATTGCCACATGCTCAAACCTCAAAATGTAATGCTTCATTATATAACGATTTCATGAGCGTGTCAAGTTTTTTCTTCGGTACGTTGTCGGGCATCTGCTCGATGTACTTAGAGAGAATAGTTATCGTGTCCTCTGCCTCATTGACCAGATCATCGTTATCCTCGATGTCTAGGTTGAGATGATCCTCTACGACTTGAACGCTGATTGGGTCTACCTTTATAAGTTTATCCATGAATTTGTCAAACCAATAAGGGTTGCCAGAAGAGTGCTTGACCACTTTGACGTAAGTGTTTTCATAGGGACTGAAGTCGTTATCAAGCAGTTCATCAAGCGTCTTTCCCTCATCATTATAGAATACCTTGTTGAACATCGTGTAGGGGTTACGGATGAACTCCAGTTCCCTAGTCTCGGTGTCGTATATGTGAAATCCTTTGGGGTCTTGGTAGTCTGACCATGTGAGTTCATAGGGGCATCCTAAGTAGTCAATATTCTGAGTCGTGGACTTGTGATGGAAGTGTCCTGAGAACACTCGATCAAATCGTTTGAAGTCTGATATCTGCATGCCGTGTTCATTCGGCATACCACGCATCATCAAACAACCTGCAATCTCAAAGTGTCCGAACACCACTTGTGCTTCAGTCTCGTTGAGAAACTTCATGGTATCTGCATAGTTACTGTTATTGATCCACGGCACGATTGCGTGGGGAGTGTCATCAAATAGCACTTCTGTTGCTTCAGAGTAATACTTTACGTCACTGCTATCGAATAACTCCTGCATTGCATTGATGTCATTCGTGTTCTTGTATGGCACGTCGTGGTTGCCCACAATTACATGCAAGTCTATCCCTTTGGACTTACATGGTTGTATGAAACCCTCTTTGAGTCTTCGTAATGTGACATAAGAGATATACTTCCTCCTATCGACAATATCGCCAAGGTGAAGCACAGTACTGATACCACGCCTCTCAATCTCAGGGAAAAATATGCCAGAATAAAACCTGTCAAAATAATCAAGGAAAGCAAAGTTATCATTACGAACCCCCCAGTGTGTATCAGTTACTAATGCTATTTTCATTCTGTTATTGCCTTTACTCGCTTCTTCTTTTTACGCCTCTTGTGGTCTTCAAAATTCTGAATGAAGTCGGACATGTATTCCTCAGTCCACTCACCATATTTTACACCATCATTGTAGTCACGTCCAATATCTTGTTCTTGCCTATCGGAAGTCTCACCAAAGATGTTAGCATCCTCGGTTGCTTTGTATTTGATGTATAGGTACTTCTTCTCTTTCTGAATGCGTCTAAGGAATGCGTAGTAAATAATCTGAGTAAAGTATGCAAATGGGTTCTGCGATTTCTCTGGATTGAAGTTGTCGATGTATTGTAGACTGTTTTCAATACCATCTGATATCATCTCTTCTCTGAACGTGTAGTTCACAAAGTTCGGTTTGTACGACAGATGTGTCGCAATCTTCATGATACACTCGGCAACGTAGTAGGGGACAATGGGACGAGCATCGCCATTTTTCTCTGCTAGTTGTACCGATTCACGAAACTCTATCATTGCCGCAAGGAATTTCTTGTTGTCAACGTAGTAGGGTTTCTTTCTTTTTTCTGCTCTAGTTTCACCCATATCAATGCACCGTGTTTGCTGTCATAGTTGTGTCTCCAAATTCTTCGACCCACTGATCGAATTCTTCATCTTCATCATCAATTTGATAACGTGCCGCCAAGCGTCTCTTTATCTCATTTATATCATCGATACCAGTCTCCTTCTTCATGATCTCCTGCAATTTTCTGATATCATGCTTCATTATTGCTAGGGACTTCTCATAGTAACTACTCACCTCGTCGTCACATTCAGCAACTGCAATTACATGCGAGGTCTTCAGATTGACCATGTTGACTGCCTTGGTGAGAGGAATCCAACTCATCGCAATCAGCATCGGTCTACCAGATTCTCCCTCACCAAACTCCAGTGCTAATGGTTCTAGGATACTCGTGACAAGTTCATCCTCATGTACCACCTCGGCAACAAGAGTTTCCCCGCTTGTGAGTTTTATAATGCTATTCATCCCCTACCCTTATGTTGTAGATTTTGTAGTCGAATTCTTCTTCGTTGTAGATCTTGACCCTATCAGCAAAATGCTTGATGGTGTAGTTGTTCCATGCCTTGTAAGTTAGATCATCAGCAATATCGTATAAGGTTGCTACTTCTTTATTGTCACCCTTACGCAAACCTCGTCCTATCGATTGTAGGTTGCGTATCCTTGACTTACTAGGAGAAGCAAAAATAATGTTATGTAGGTTTCTAATGTTGATCCCAGTAGAAAAAGTGCCGTAACTAGCGACGATGATAGTGTTGCTTTCACTCTCTGTAATCTTTCTAATATCTTCTCGATCATCTGCGGATACCCCTCCATGCACAAAGAAAACCTTGCGGTCATCTTTTTTAGATTCATTTATAGCATTGTACAACACTTGACCATGTTTGTCAACCATTTGATAGAGTACAAGAGTGTTTCCCGTCCGGGTCAATGCTAGATTCTTAATGAAGTTATTGCGATAATCATTCCCGATCAGGAAAGAAATCTCCTCTTGATATTTAGTTTGCTTCAGAGATTTACAAGTCGCGTCTGGGTACTTCAGCACCAAACACTTGATCCGAAACTTTGATAGGGTTCCCTGCTCTATGAGTTCCTTCGTTTGAATCACCTTCATCACTGAACCAAACAGTCCTTCCAGTACAAGTTTGTTGGTTTGCGTCCCGTCGAGGGTTCCTGTCAGACCAAACCGATACTTGCACTGATCCATCTTAGTCATGATCTTGGTAAGAGAGGTTGCCTTGAACTGATGTGCCTCATCTCCTATGACCATATCAAATTGGTCAAACCACTTCTTGGGTTGCTTGTAGATTGCTTGCCACGTGCTGATAAAAATATTTGCCGAATCGTGATTTTTTACTTGACCTTCCATGATCAGGTGTGTATAATAGAACTGTTGTTCTTCAGAAGAATAATCATTAAAGTCTGCATTCATCTGAGAGACCAATGAGGTAGTGGGTACAATCAGTAGAACCTTGTTTATTTTTTGCTTGACAAATAGATATTTTATGATACAATAGATAATGAATGATTTACCTGATGCTGTAGGAGAAAGGATCAAAGCACGATGCACACGCAAAGCATGAGCGATTGCTCTCAACTGGTACTCTCGGGGAATGTACTTTCCTTTGAGCAGTTCTTCCAAATCATTAAGAGCGATGTCCTCAACATGGTTCAGTCCCCCATGTACGAAACACTCGTAGTCCCTATCTTGGCAGAACTTTTCAACACGACGAACGAGACCCTTATAGAGTGTATGACTCGCAGTATTGAAAAGTCGTATCTTACCATCCCATACTCTATTCCGATATGATGGCATAAACTTAGCACCCGGGACTTCAAAGGTAAAGTAGTCAGATAGTTCTTGTGCTAGTCCTCTGTCGCAATCTATCTTAACGTAAACCTCATCCTTGGGTAGGATGTCTATTCTATCCATTAGTCCACTTTATCCAATCAATCGCATTCTTAATTTGGAATCCTCGGTTGTTAATACTCTTGAGGACTGCTTCGATATAGTTGACCTTCTCTTGTTGGAGTGCTAGTTTCAGATTTAGATCGATGAAAGCATCATCAGACTCGATGTAGGTATCAATCTCGTTCTTGAGGATTTTCTTATAGAACTGGTCACGCCCTAACTCTTGTAACTCATCCTGATCCATCTCACCAAGATAATACTCTGTTAGGGTGCGCTTGAGTTTCGCACGTTGAGCAAACATACGCTTCAACTGTGCATTCTCTCCCATGTAGATTTTGAGGTACTTGTTATGGATGACAGGAATCTTAGTAGACTCGTCTCCAAGTTCGGTCTCATCCATCTTACAGTCTTTGTCCCACTCGGACACGATGTCTTCAATTTTCATAGCAATTCCACAGGTAAAATAATATAGAGTATAACAGATTATACGATGGTAGTCAACTCATATTTTCTATAGGCAAAACTAACAGATGCTGATAGATACTCGACATCGGTCTGTTCAAGATTGAAGTCTAAAGAGGAGAGAGACACTGGATACATGTCCACGAACTTCACTTCTATATTTGGTTTGAATGAACCAGTGGTAACGATTAGAGACCCATCAGAGTATACGTCACCTTGTGGTAGCAGAGGGGTTGCAGTTCGCACTGCTCTACTCTGTGTAAAGTTATCGGGGTAACCCAAACCAATCAACCAGTCGTAGATTTCTCTGAAGTTCTTTAAGTCCTCGTCTACACGGAAATTCAAATTGAGCAGTGAGAATACCAGTTTGTCACCCGGGACAGGGAGTTTGATGAATGTGTTTTCCACTGTGTCGATCTGCCCCATTGTAATATCTGGTATTGCCGCAGACGTACAGAAATAGTTCACGTGAGGCAATCTCTTGATCGTGAACTTAAATCCGATAGGGGATAGAAAACTTTTGTTCTCTGGTTGTGAACCTTGTAGTGCCATTGCTTACCCTCATAAAGTTACTACTATTTATAAGGCAAAAAAAGAGGGGGCATCGCGCCCCCTCAATTCGCTGACTAGAGTCAGTCTTTTTATTACATAAGGTTTGTAACCTTAACGAGGCGGTAGTAGATGTTACCATCTCCAGTACCCAAACGTGCCGCAACACCGTTACCGTCGTTAGTTGCAAATGGATTAGCAACCATGCCGTAACGAGTCTTGAACCCGATTTTAGGTTGGAAGGTGTTCTCACCAACTGCACGAACCATCTGGAGTGGTACGTATGGGCAGTAGAAGAGACCAGCATCGAAAGCATTGCTTCCCTTGTAACCAATAGTGTAGTAGTTATTGGTTGCGTCTGAGAAGTATGGATCGATGTAAACACGGATGCGTCCATTCAGTACACCAGCGAATGTGTTACCAGTGTCGTCAACCTGTAGGTTGTTGGACAGAGCAGGAGTATAGTCAAGAACACCTGCCATCTGAAGTGCAGAAGCAACATCAGAAGAAGTGATCATGACGTTACCCTTACCGCGACGAGTTGCTTTCGCGATTTCGTTAGCATCACGCTCGATCTGGAACATCAGACCCTTGAACTTCTCAACTGACCAACGACCATTTGAGTCGGTGTCAAGATCGAAAGTACCAGAAGTCGTAGTGTTCTTCGTAGCACCAGCAACAGCAGAGTAGTTGATTGTACGAACTACTTCACGGTTGATTTCTGCAAGAATTTCAGCAGACAAGATGTTTGACAACTCTTGTTCAGCGTCAAGACCATGGATTGCTTTCAAATCTTGTGCAAGTTCCATAGTGTATTCTGCTTTCAGCGCACGAGTAACAGCAGTTACCGCGACCTTCTCGATTGAGAATGCCATTTGAGCGAACTGAGGACCACCAGTACCACCCAACTGTTCTGCTTCAGCAGTAGTCATACCTGAGTGGGCGTTATATGCACCACCAGTAGAAGATGCTGAACGATCATTAGGATCAGTACCTGCTTGAGCACCAGTTGCAGTAGCGTTTGCCGCGAATGTGTTACCTGAGAATGACGCATCTGCTTCGTTGAAGAGTGCTTCTGTGCCAGTCTGGTTAGTGTAACGTGAACGCATTGCAAAGATCAGTCCAGTAGGACCAGTCATAGGTTGAACACCTGCGATATCGTAAGCGATAAGGTTAGGCATTGAACGACGAACCAGTGAGATAAGCACTGGATCAAAGATATCTACGCTACCAGCAGAAGCAACAGAAGATGAACTCCCCATTGCGTTAGCAGGTGCTTCACCCAACAGCGTTGGTGCGCCTGTGCCACCCATTTGCGCTGCCTGTTCACGAGCAGATACCATTTGGTTTTCCAGAAGTTGAGCAGTCACAGTACGCTTGTGAGAGTCTTTGATCTCAGGAAGATCTGAGTGCTCAAGAACTGGTTGCCACTTTTTGATAAGAGCATCAGTTGACATTGTTTTCTCCTTTACGGTTTTTATTTACCTAGTTGTATTTATAAATTGTTACTTTTTGATCGAACGAGTGATCGCGTCCATGTAACGCTTCATCTCTGGATCAACCTGAGTTTCAGTTTCTTCTTCCAGTTCAACTGGTTCAGCGTCGAAAGAAGTATCTTCATCGGAGGTCTCTTCCTGTGGGAAATAGTTCTCCTTGATTGTGTCTAACCTATCAGTATAGTCAGAGTCAGATTCAAAATCTACGCCCTCGGCAAGAGATTTCATCTTCACGATTTGTGATTCGGTTAGACCTACACATACGTCACGCAGTACAAGTTCCTTACGTACTTCTGCAAGTTCCTTACGTGCCGCGATGTTCTTTTCAACTTCTTCGTTGACTGAATCTTCCAGTTCTGTTACCTTAGATGCGAGTTCGTCAACTAAGTCAACCTTTTCGTCTGGAATGTCAATGTAGTTTTCAGCGAACAGGTTACGCAGACCAACCATAAAGTTCTCTACGATCTCGGCACGAATGCCTTGTTCTACTGCAAGTTGATTCTCTTTCATCCAGTTCTCAACCACATACTCCATGTAGTCGTCGAGACGCTGTGTCATTGATTCAACGATTTCCTCTTTCTCTACTTCCAGTTCTGCTTCAAGGTCAATCGTTACGGATTCTAGGATCTCGTTGACCTTTGAAACGACTGCCACTTCAAAAATAGTTGTTGCTTTGCTTGTAAATTCTTCAGACAGATCCTCATCACCAGAGAACATTGCCCTTACGTCTTCAGCAACATCTACATCAGATGCAGAGATTTTCTTTAGTTCTTTGATAGAAGTTGCTTTCTTTTCAACTTGTTCTTCCATACCATGCATAGAAGCATAAAGACCTTCTAACTTCTTCTTATCGTATGCTGCCATTACAGATTGGATAGA